CCACTAGTGAATTGTCACTAGAAGAGCTTATAAAGAAAAATGAAAAACTAGAAAGGATTGCTGCCGCTGCAGCACAAGTTAGAGACACTTACAAAGATGTATACGCTTCATACAACGAAAAAGAATATGTGCTAGAAAAACTCGGCGAAAGCTTGCAAGAATATGAATTATTTCTAGAAGGTTACTAGATATAACATATGATAATTAAAGGAGAAAACTATGAAAAAACTATTATTGATCTGTTACTTTTTGATTGCAGCGATGGCCCTTCCATCGTTGGCAACAGCTAATGAACATGCTGTCGGTGGAGCAATCGGCCTTACCAAAGGCGCAGGTTTTACCTATAGGAACATTAATTTCGAAACTGGCATAGGATATCAGTTAACTGGCCTTCCGGTTATTCGCCCTAATGAAGGTTTTGTGACGCTTGGCGCCTCTGCACTCTACGTGCTCAATCGCGGAGATTACGGCCTCGCGTATTTTTCATTAGGTGCAGGTGCTGTTCGTGCCTGGAATAATTGCGAGGAATACGAATATTGCGAAGAAGAGAACATGTCTGGATTTGCTTTTGGCCCGGGCATCGGTCTTGAATTTCGGTTCTGGAAGAATTTTGGTATCTCATGGGAATTGCCTTTAGCAGTTGTGATTCAGAATAACAAATTTGAAGGTATCTACCCGGTACCAAATTCCAGCTTAGTATACTTTTGGTAAAATAAGGAGAAACATAATGGCTAGATTAAAAGCTTTTGCTGACAAACATGTAGAGAGGTTCATAAGCCGTAAATTTTTGGCTTGGCTAACTGCTACAGGGTTAGCTGTACACGGTTCAGTTACCAGCGATAATTGGGTCGCCGTTACGTTGGCATATATCGGAACTCAAGCACTTGTTGATATGGCCACCGCTTGGAAACATGGCAAACAAGAATGACTTGGCTGGTTGTAAAACATTCAGTTGAGAAAACTTGGCTTTGGTGCAAACATAATTGGAAAATTGTCGTACTATTAGCATACACTGTGATATTATATCTGCTCTTTAGCAAGAATGCAAAAAATGCCTTAGACGCTTTGGTCGCAGCTAGAGAAGCTCACAAATCTGAGGTTGATATACTTAACAGCGCTCACTCTGAAGCGCTAAGAAAAAGAGACGAGAACTTAAAAAAATATCAAGAAACCATTAAACTTATTGAAGAGAGATATAAAGAAGAAAATAAGAAACTTACTCTTGCTAAGAAAAAGAAGGTCAAAGAGATTGTTGAAAAACATGGTGAAGATCCAGAAAAATTAGCAGAACTAGTTAAAGAATCTTTTGGGTTTGAAATAGTGAATCATGAATAAAATTATTGCAATATTACTTTTGATGCTCTTTCCGTTTACTTTATATGCAGACGAAACCCCAAAAATAGCTCCTTTGTCATTAGGAGATCCAGCTCCATTTTCAGGAGTGTTGTATAATCCAGCCGCAATTGCAGAAACTATTGCACAGCGAGAATTTTTGATTGAACAACATAAATTGAATTTAAAATCGCTGGAAGACCGCTTGAATGCTGAATGCAATTTGCAATTATCTAATCTACAAACAGACTTAGACGCTTTCAAGATCAAGTATGACTCTATGACTGAGATTAAAGATAACGAAATAAATAAACTGCAGAACATTATGCTGAAACAAAATAATGAACATTCTCATTGGTGGTTTACGGGCGGTATCTTAACCGGAGTTCTAATTACTGTAGGTGTGGTATACGCCGTTAATCAGTGAGGCCCGAGAAATATGTCGAGTCATTCCCATCCTGCTGGAAGCATAGGAAATTGGAATATAGGCACGTTCAAAGCGAGACTGCGGAAACATGTCGGTCAAAGCTCACTAAGTGTAACCGGAGATGTGTCCGCTTCCGGTGATGTATATGTTTTAGGCTCTATATCAGGTTCGAATAATTTAGCTATTGGCGGCAACATTCATGCCTCTGGTACAATCACGTGCGATACTTTAAATGTTAACGAGATTAACAGTACCTCTGAAACAATCAACACTTTAGAAGTTGTCGACAAGGTTATTTTGGCGGCTTCTGGAACATACCCTAACAATGCCACTGGCGCCGGATTACAAATCGGAGGTCACTCAACAGGGTCTGCGGGAACAGATATTGCTGCGACTTTTTTCTATAATTCTACAAAGAACAGTATGGATCTTAGCACAACTCTCAGCTCTTCTGGCGATTTATATGCTCTGGGCTCTATATCCGGCTCGAACAATCTAGCTTTAGGCGGCAACTTGCATATTAGCGGTACGCTCAACAAGGCGTATACTAGCGGAGGCGGCCATGTTTCAAGCTCTGGCGATGTATATGTCTTGGGTTCTATATCAGGCTCGAACAATCTAGCTATTGGGGGCAACGCCTCCATTACCGGCTCTCTTTCGGCTAACTTTGTAAGCGCGATGGGTCATGCCAATGCCCAAACTTTGAGTACGCTAGAGGTACCGGCAAATTACAATTCTGTCTTGTATGGGCCAGTGACGATTGATAGCAATCAAACGGTGACAATCAGCACCGATTCTAATGTAGCAATTGTGGATATAGCAGACGCATGATTTTGTACAAAATTATAGACATTTCAAATGTTTAGAGATACTTAGTTATAATACTATTTATGTATGATACTATTGATACTATTTAAGGAAGGGTGATATGAGTACACTCTACGTAAACACAATTAATCCAAAAACTGGAACGGGCGTAAAGCTTGGTGGCTCAATTTCCGGTTCAAGTAATATAGCCATTGGCGGCAACATCGAATTCTCCGGATCGCTAATTGGCGCTGGGCACGTTTCAAGCTCAGGCGATGTCTATGCTAACGGTTCCATATCCGGTTCTAACAATCTTGCTATAGGCGGCAACATCGAATTCTCCGGATCGCTAATTGGCGCTGGGCACGTTTCAAGCTCAGGCGATGTCTATGCTAACGGTTCCATATCCGGTTCTAACAATCTTGCTATAGGCGGGAATATCCATGCCTCAGGCACAATCACATGTGATGCTCTAAATGTTAACGAGATTAACAGTACTTCAAAAACGGTTAATACATTAGAAATTGTAGACAAAGTTATCATGGCGGCATCAGGGACCTATCCCAACAATTCAAATGGAGCTGGTTTACAAATTGGCGGACATTCCACTGGCTCAGCAGGGACAGATATCGCAGCAACATTCTTTTATAATAGCACCAAAAATAGTATGGATCTTAGCACAACGATGAGTTCTTCCGGTGATGCACTGATTCTAGGCTCTATTTCAGGCTCCAATAACTTGGCAGTTGGCGGAAATATGCATCTCACTGGCGCTCTCACTACTGCAGGAATCGTTACTGCCAATGCTGGTGTTAAGGTAGATAATATTACTATTGACGGAACAGAGATTGATCTTTCATCTGGGGATTTGACTTTGGATGTTGCGGGTGATATCATTCTTGACGCCGACGGAGCTGACATTCTTTTTAAAGACGCTGGAGCAATTTTCGGAGGTATCAGTCACAACGGAGGAATAGGATCCGGCACACAAGACCTGATCATTTCAGCCTCTTATCAAAACGGAGACATTATATTCTCTGGTTCTGACGCTGGCTCAGCTATCACAGCTTTGACTCTTGATATGTCCGATGCAGGCCATGCTAAATTTAATAGTCACGTCTCCGCATCCGGCGATGTTTATGCTTTGGGCTCTATATCCGGTTCTAACAACCTTTCTTTGGGCGGGAATATTGAAACCTCGGGCTCAGTCAGAATCGGAACCGGTTATAATGGCGGATCAACAAACATATCAGTCAGAGCCAATTCTGCTGCAACGTCATCTATTGATCTCTTCGAAGAAAGTGGGGGCTCATCTACAGGCTTCGGCACCGCCTGGGCATATGGTTTTAGGATCATGTATGATGGTACGAATAACAAACTATATTTTAAATCCGGACAAACGACCACAACTGCCGACCGGATGGTCATTGTTAGAAACACTGGAAAAGTTGGTATTGGCACAGATGTTCCGTCTGAATTATTGACGGTCATTGGTAATGTTTCAAGCTCTGGCGATGTCTATGCTTTGGGTTCTATATCAGGGTCCAATAACCTTGCTGTTGGAGGTAATTTACATATCAGTGGTTCGATGGATCTAGGAGGTGACGTTGATATTGATGGAACCACTAACTTAGACAACACTGACATCGACGGTACGTTCACAATGGATGGTACGGCTTTTGATGTCAATGCGACAACAACCTGCGCAGTTGATAATACTAATACTTCAAACGGTGTTACAATCAATACTGCGACCTCCGGAGGCCCCATTTCTATTGGTCATTCTACCTCTGAAACGACTGTTAACGACAACCTTACAGTTACCGGAGATTTGGCAGTCAACGGAGATACCACAACTCTTGCGTCAGCGAACACAACAGACCCGCTCCTTGTCATCAAGAATACGACTAATGACGGTTATGGTTCGAGACTTCGCTTTATAAAAGACAAAGGGGCAGCGGGCGCTGCAAACGATGAAGCTGGCGTTATTGAATTCTACGCAGACGACGCAAACCAAGATAATATTTGCTTCGCCTCAGTCACAGGTTCAGTGGCAGTCCACACCAATGGTCAAGAAGGTGGCAAGTTAACACTGAAAGTTGCGTCACATGACGGTGAGCAGCAGCCCGGGCTTGTTATTGCCGACGGTGATGCTGAGGATGAAGTAGATGTCACCCTAGGTAACGGAGATGCTTCTCTTACAACCGTGGCTGGCTCTCTTGCTGTAACCAGCGACACAACTTTGGGCAACGCCGCAGGAGACCGCACCCATGTAACTGGATCATTCTTTATTAAAAATGCGACTTACGATTACTATCCAGTTAATTACAGCCACAACACAGACGCTCTCCAACTCAATGGTGTTACTTATATCAATTATCAAACCACCGCTTCTATGGGTATGGAGATTAAAGGTTCCAACACTCTAATTTCCGGATCCGGAGGTTATGTTGACTTACGTGGCGGAATTGGAAATGTTAGTTTTTCTGGCTCTTTGGCAATGCCCGGCTTCTCTCTTTCGACTAATGATGCTGGAACGTCAAATACAGTATTTGGTAAGCTAGCCGGCAACGCAATTGCATCTGGTGGCAATTACAATCTTTTGATGGGCGAGAACGCTGGAAATGATCTTACAACTGGAGACGATAATGTAATCATTGGTTACAATACCGCTGTAGTTGCGACAACAACGAGCGATCTTGTTGTTGTTGGTTCGGGTGCAGGTATAGCTCTTGCAGCCGGCAATACTGATCCTGACGGTACAGTTTTGATCGGAAAAGCTGCCGGAGCAGCGCTCACCGCCGGCCGATATAACGTAGCGATAGGACACGACGCACTCAAGCTTTTGGAAGATGGCGACGCCAACACAGCTATTGGTTTTAACGCCCTGGATGCCTTTAACTCTTCAGCTGGTGGAAATACTAGCAATACTGCAATCGGCTGTGCCGCTCTCTCTGCAGCCAACAGTGCCACTGCGAAATATAATACCGCAGTCGGAGGATTCGCGCTGGAAAGTTCGACCACTGGCCAAGGGAATACCGCTGTTGGCGCATCTGCCTTGAATGCAGCCACTCTAGGCACGTCCGTGGGTTACGAAGAGTATACATTCAACACAGCGCTGGGTGCCTTCGCCGGCCTTGCGTTAACCACGGGAATATCCAATATCTTCATCGGCGCCGGCGCTGGGCAAACTTCCGTTCTTCCTAGCAAGTGTGTTATTATTTCCCAACAGGGCCTGGAAGGCGCCAATCCAGGCATCATGACTGCAGCAGCGGATGGCACGGTTGCAATTGGATATGCATCTTGCCACGCCCTCACCTCAGGCGAAGGCAATGTTGCAGTTGGCTTCGAAGCTTTGAAGTCTAATGTCGATGGCGACAAAAATACAGCCGTAGGGTACCAGGCTTTGAAAGTCATGGAGCCGAACGATGGTGATTCTCTCAATACAGCTTTAGGATACAAGGCAGGAGTAGCATTAACTACAGGAGAAAATAATGTAATTATTGGCGGGGCTGCAGGCTGCGGCGCAACGACAATGGCAAACGCTGTTCTGATTGGAAAGGGCGCCGGCTGTGGTGATCCAGGCTCTGCGAACGCTATCGATAGTGATACCCAATCTGTAATCGCGATTGGCCGTAGTGCTCTCGGCGCGCTTACAACAGGTCCTCGTAATATTGCCATTGGGGACGCCGCCATGATCGCGTTGGTATCCGGCGGGTATAACATTGCAATTGGCGACAGTGCACTTAGCAACCTCGCCGCAACTAGTGATTATGGAGAAAATGTAGCAATCGGTTATGTCGCTGGAAGCAGAGTCAATGGCGCCGGAAGTTCTACTGACGGAGTAAAGAATACTTTAGTTGGCCACCGCGCCGGCGAAGCTCTGGAGTTGGGACAAAATAATACGTTTATTGGTTGGAGCGCAGGGCAGAGTGACAGAGACTCCGCAGGTAATCGACTTGACGGTGATGGCAGTACTTGTGTAGGAGCTTCAGCAGGTAAAGCTATGATAACCACTGCTCATTCAAACACTTTCGTTGGCTACGCAGCAGGCGACGTTGCAACAACTGCTGTTGAAAATACTTGCTTAGGTTTCAATTGTGACATCTATGATGCCACAGCAACGAACCAGATTGTAATTGGTAACAACCTCACAGGCACCGATCTTGACAACAGTGTTTACATCGGTAATGACAGCAGTCACATACAAAATGATTTCAACGCTGACGCAACCTGGAGTCATTCTTCAGATATGAGACAGAAGACTGACATCCAAGATGACACTCTTGGTTTAGATTTCATCAGCAATTTGAGGACTGTAACATATAGTCACAAGTCTCCGAGTGAATTTCCTAAAGAATGGACAGCATATGATCCAGAGGATACGACGCCCATGGGCGAAGGCAAAACAATTCACGGATTTATTGCTCAAGAAGTAAAAGAAGCACTCGATACAGCCGGCTGCGAAACTTTTGGTGGTTGGAGCGTTGATCCTGATGGCCGACAACGCGTTTCGTTTGAAGCTTTTGTAATGCCACTTATCAGAGCCGTGCAAGAGCTTTCGACTAAAGTCACAGAGTTAGAAGCTAAATTAGATAAAGATGGTGAATAATTAAATTATTTTATTCGTGCCCATGAGATTTCATTTTGAGTTCATGAACTTCTCGTGTTAAGTCTTTTAGGATGGAATCCATCATTTTCATGTCGTTGGGAGTGTTCTCTGATGCATTTCGCACATCGTTAATTTCCCGCTGCAGTCTTTTAATAACAGAATCCATTTTTTTCATGTCTTCAAAGAGAGTGTCTATGAGACTATCGTTGCTAGGTCTATCGTTTGTTGTATCTTTTCTCCACATAATTTTCTCCTTTGTATGTGTGCGCTTATTATAACAAAAATCTAAATGCTTGTGAAGTATTGTTTTTCTCTGAGAATTAAATTATTCTCCCACTTGTGTTATTCTAGAAAGGTTATGTCGAAGAAAGATTTGAATACCATAGCTGAGTTGGAGAGAGCTATTGCGCAGAAGTACGGCAAGCAAGCAGTTCAACATCCTCGTTCAAGTTGGGACGATGAAAAAGAAAAGGAATATTTAGAACAACTTAAAACTTTAGCCGAGAAAGAAAATAAGAAAAAAGAAAAGGTTGAGAAGGTTGCAAAAGATGGTTTTTTAATTAGCAAAAAACTACTTAACAAAGAGAGCAATAGAAAATGTCCTGTTTGTGAAATTTATTCATTTGATATCAAAGATAATATGTACATGGCTAAATTTTCTTGTTGTTACCAATGTTACATGGAATTTGTAGAGGAAAGAGAAGAACGTTGGAAAACCGGTTGGAGACCAAATAAAGATGAAATTGAAAAAAGAAGACTTAGTAAAAATAATTAAAGAAGAGTTGGACGCTATGTTGAGCGAGCTTGGCTTTGGTGAAGGTAAGCCGGCGCCAGACGAACTTTCTAAGAAAAGGGTTGTTTATCTAGAAGAGGAAGAAGAGATTGAAGAAGACAAAAAAAAAACTAAAGTTTCAAAGTCCGGGCAAAAACGAGTCTCTAAAAAAATTGGACATTTAGTTGGCAAAGAAGATAAATCACAGGAACAAGCCGCAGCAATTGCATATTCTATGGAAAACCGCGGAGAACTCGAGAAAGGTGGTAAACATTCAGTTGGATAGCGAGATCACAAACTACTTATTAAAACAACACTTTGCAGGAGAATAATAATGGCAACAGTTTACGATGTATTAAAAGGAATTCAACAAGCAGCCGCAAACGCGTACGACGGTGCTCATGACGAAAGAATTGTGGACGACGGCGTACCAAAGAAAGCTGGTCTGAGACGAGAAGAAGGTGACTTAAATATTGACGCCCGAGTTATGGACGGGTTCAATGTCAGTTTTCATGGTAATCATTTGGTGGTAAAATATCACGGAGAGATGAAACTAAAAGACACTCACGACAAACATTTTGAAGATGACATTGCTACTAATATTAATGATGTCGCAAAGTATCTCAAAAAAGAATATAAGAGACTTACCAAAAATGCCCTTACTTTGACAAAGGTCGGAGAGCCTGATGTGTTGGTACAATATATAAGCCGCGTCAGAACTTCGGTACAAGCATCTCAAATATACAAAGTCGGCAAACTCGATGGCGTAGAGCCTGTTAGTCAAGGAAGTGACAAAGACCGGTTAGATAAAGCCATTAGAAAGTGGCTTGACTTGGGTAAAAGCGCCCCAAAGCCAAAAAATGTGACGAGAAAAAAGGAACAATAAGAAAATTGAATGGGATTTCATCTTACAAAACAAGAAGTCACAAAAGAGATTATAAAGTGTGGCAAAGATCCAGCCTACTTTATAGATAACTATGCAAAAATTTCCCATCCAATGCATGGGCTAATTCCTTTTAAATTATATGACTATCAAGAACAACTGGTAAACGAATTTAACGATTATCGGTTCAGCGTTATTTTAAAAGCAAGACAACTTGGGATATCAACAATAACCGCAGCCTATATTACGTGGATAATGATGTTCCATCGTGACAAAAATGTCCTTGTTATGGCAACAAAATTTTCAACTGCGGGGAATCTTGTTAAAAAGGTAAAAGCTATAGTCAAAAACTTGCCATCATGGGTCAAGATAGCCAGCGTATCAGTGGACAACAGGACAAGCTTTGAGTTGACTAACGGTTCACAAATCAAGGCCAGTTCTACCTCTTCTGACGCCGGCCGCTCCGAGGCATTATCCTTATTAGTTATCGATGAGGCTGCTCATGTTGAAGGTTTGAATGATCTTTGGACCGGGTTATACCCAACTCTTTCAACAGGCGGCCGCTGTATTGCTCTTTCAACGCCTAACGGAGTTGGTAATTGGTTCCACAAGATTTACGTAGAAGCTGAACAAGGTTTAAACGATTTTCATGGAACAAAGTTGATGTGGGATGTGCACCCGGATCGCGATCAAGAGTGGTTTGAAAAAGAAACAAAGAATATGTCTAGAAGGCAAATTGCTCAAGAGCTTGAGTGTAATTTTAACACTTCTGGGGAAACAGTGATTCATCCTGACGATATAGCCAAGGTTGAAAAGGATGTTTGCAGTCCAAAATACAGGGTAGGCTTTGACAGGAACTTTTGGATTTGGGAAAACTATGATCCTGCGCACACTTATTTACTAGCAGCTGATGTGGCAAGAGGCGACGGCCAAGACAATTCAGTTTTTCACATTATCGACCTGGATAACATGGAAATTGTCGGAGAATATCAAGGTAAGGTAACACCAGACGTTTTTTCCAATTTGGTATTTGATGCCGGCAAACAATATGGAAACTGTATGGTCGTTGTTGAAAATAATACAATAGGGTTTGCTGTTTTAGATAAGTTGAAAGAGCTGGAATACCCAAACATTTATTATTCTATCAAATCTACACACGAATACGTGGATCAAATAGTAGCGGAATCTCACAACTCTTCAGTAGCTGGTTTTACGACGTCCCTTAAAACCAGGCCCATTATTATTGCAAAAATGGAAGAATTTGTTCGCAACAGGTTATTTACAATACACTCTGCTAGATTATTTAATGAATTTAAGACTTTTATTTGGGATAATGGAAGACCGCAAGCCATGAGAGGATACAATGATGATTTGACTATGGCTTTCGCAATTGCATGTTGGGTGAAGGACACTGTTTATGCTGAAAAAGAACGTGAAACAAGATACAAGGAAGCTATGTTGAATTCAATGATGAGGTCAGAATCGACTCTACACACTACAATCCCGGGCATGACAGGTCACAATCGAAAAAATGCACCATCTCCCGAAAAGATAGAAGAATTGAAGAAACATATGTGGGTATATAAAGGTTAATATTTATGGCAAAAAATACAAAAAATCCAAGAAATCCAGATAGTCCGTTATTTAAACAATTGACAAAACTATTGTCTGGTCCTTTGGTGAATTACCGCAGGCAGATACCGAGAAGAAACAAACGCAGGCAACTAGACAAGTTTGCTAGCAAGTTTACGTCGGCTAGCGGGAAAAACTTTAAAAAGACCACGTATGATACATTTGAAAATTTAACTTCAAATATTCTCGCTAACCAAAATCGCGTTGAACGTTATGGTGACTTTGAACAAATGGAATATGAGCCAATTATCGCATCTGCTTTGGATATTTATGCGGATGAAATGGCAACTTCATCAGAGCTGCAACCTCTGTTATCGATTAAGTGCCCAAATGAAGAAATTAAACTAATCCTTCAAAATCTTTATCACAAGATTATGAATCTTGAGCATAATTTATTTGGTTGGTGTCGCACAATGTGTAAGTTTGGCGACTTTTTCTTGTATTTGGATCTCGATGCAGAGAAAGGAATTCAAAATGTTATAGGTATACCGACGTCAGAAATTGAAAGGTTGGAGGGCGAAGATAAAACAAATCCAAGCTATATCCAATATCAATGGAATTCAGGTGGTATAACTTTTGAAAATTGGCAAATTGCACATTTTAGAATTTTGGGAAATGATAAATATGCACCATACGGCACTAGTGTTCTTGAGGCTTGTAGAAGAATATGGAGACAATTGACTCTTCTAGAAGACGCAGTAATGGCATACCGTATAGTAAGGTCACCAGAGCGCCGCGTATTTTATATCGATGTTGGAGGAGTTAATCCAGAAGATGTCGAACAATACATGCAAAAAGTTATGACACAGATGAAACGTAATCAGGTTGTTGATTCGAAGACCGGTCGTGTTGATTTGCGTTATAACCCTTTAAGTATTGAAGAGGATTATTTTGTTCCTGTTCGAGGTGGAGTATCCACTAAAATTGAGTCGCTAGCAGGAGGTTCGTACACTGGCGATATTGAAGATATTAAATATTTGAAGGATAAATTGTTCGCAGCACTCAAGGTTCCACAAGCATATCTTTTTAGAGGCGAAGGCGCCGAAGAAGATAAAACAACTCTTGCACAAAAAGATATCCGTTTTGCTAGAACGGTTCAAAGATTGCAAAGATCTGTGATTGCGGAGATTGAAAAAATAGGTGTTATTCACTTGTACACACTAGGTTATCGCGGCGAGGATCTCATTTCGTTTAAGCTTTCATTGAATAATCCGTCTAAAATTGCAGAGTTGCAAGAGTTAGAACATTGGAGGATGAAGTTTGACACTGCAGGCGCAGCTGTAGAAGGCTTCTTTAGCAAGCGTTGGATTGCTGAAAATATTTTCGGCATGTCGGATGAAGGATTTATCAGAAATCAAAGGGAAATGTTCCATGATAGGAAGTTTGATGCAGCGCTGGAAATGGAAATTGAGCTAACATCTCAAGAACTCATGCAACAAGCTCAGCAAATGCCGCTAGGCGCTCCTGGCGGGGATCCAGCAGCTGCAGAAGGGATGCCACCTATGGAACCTGGAGCAGAAGAAGCCGCACCACCAGCTGAAGGCGAGGTACCACCGGAAGGCGCCCCACCAGTTGAAGGCGCGCCCCCTGAGGAAGCAGCAGCAGCCGCTCCCGGAGCCGAAGCAGGCGGCGAAGAAACAGCCTTATTAGCAGCCCCTCCAGCAAAGCGCGACGCCGATTGGTATAAAACTCAGAGAAGGGATTCGCTCGGTCGACCACAAACAACGACAGACGCATCTAAGGGCAAGTGGTACAGTCCTGTTGTACATGATAAAAGATATCAAGGCGCCCGACAAAAGAATTATTTAAGTCAAGCTCGTCCGGAAGTGAACACACATAGAAAAAGAAATCCAGGGTATTCAGATTTACGAGGCTTATGGAGAGGTCTTTATGAGGGCGAAGAAACTAATTATAAGAACGAAGAAGAACTTTTATTTGAAGTCGAGAAAGAAGTAAAAGATTTGATAACCGAATTAGAGGCGAAAGGAGCCAAAAGTGAAGTTAAAACATAATAAAAAAAGAAACACTGCTTTTCTCTACGAGGCCCTTATTAGAGAGTTGACTAAGGCTACTATTGAAAAAAAAGAACAGAAAAAAGGCAGGCTTTTAACCATAATCAAGGAGCATTTTGATAGGGGCACTTTGTTAGGTAAAGAGCTTGAACTTTATAGGGCCCTCT